CCACCGACTACCATACCGAGTAGTGTAACTCCTGGGATAGATGCGCTTGTGACGCGCCCAGCCGTAAGAAAAACAAAATCTCCAGCTGTTACGGTAACACCGTCAGCTACAGGATACTCTTTTGTGACACCATTGTATCCGCCTTCGACGGAACCAATTAATTGTGGCATATTTTTGTCCTTTATTTATTATATTTAGCGAGCTGTTCTACTGTTAGTCCCATTTTTTCGGCCATTGCAATTTGAGATGAGGTGAATTTTTGTCCACTAGTATCTGGTTTCTTGCTGGTCTGGGTTGACGTAGTACTTGCTTGCTCTTTTGTTTTGTTCACAACATCATCTTTGCTATCGGTTTCGTTATATCCTAAGCTATTCCAGGCTTTTTTAAGACCTTCTGCCATAGTCAGTGTTTTACCACGAGCTTCATAGGCCGCTCCGAGAACATCTAATTCAGATATCACTTCGTCACGTAGCTTTTGGTCACTTATCATCTCTGGATGTAAATCTGTAAAGGCACTATAGTCCTTTGTATATTCTTTTTCCATCTGTTCTTTAGCCCACTTAGTAGCAGGGTCAATTAAAGGTGAATCAACAGTTTCATCAGTTGAATTAGCCAATTTCTCGGCAAATTCTGGGTCATTTGCGACCAAAGCAGCTATTTTATTGAACCTCTCGGTTGCTTCTTTAGCTGTCTGAGCGTTTTTCTGCCCCTCAGTAGATGAGTTAGCGTATGCGTCCTCTAGATTTTTGATGTACTCTTCAGGAGTTTCCCCCTTCAGTTGTGTGAACCTTTTTTTGAACTCAGCTTTGGTCTCTTCCTTGGTTTCGTCTTTGTCTTTCGACTCGTCGTCCTCGGTCTTTTCCTTACTTTGTTCTTCTCCAGTGTCTGTAGAATCTTCTTGACTATTTACTTCTGTATTTTCGTCTTCTGATTGCTCAGTTTCTACTCCTACATTAGTTTTTTCGTCATTTTCGATTTTTTCAGTAGTATCCTGGTCTGCCATATGAACCTTTCTGGTCTCCGTAAGGAGTTTCCCTCGTTAAATAAGTTATCAACACACTCGGCAAGCGTATTGAATGGCTTATTTAAGCCTTTTTCTCTTTCATATTGCAATATCTGCTAAGGTCATAGATAAATCTAGCCCCTTTGATATTACCTCTATTTTCAAGAACGTTACTAAAGTCGCTTGAGGTAGTTACTACCCACTCGGCCTTAATATGTTGGTAGATATCACCAGCTTCTGCTATAGTTCTCATTGCTTTGGTCTCGTAGAGAGTTGCCTAGTGCTTCTTTTTGTTCCGTGCTTAGCTTTTTATATACGTCAGCTTCCATACTTATCCTATTATTATGTTATTATAGTTTTTTCTCAAGTGTCAGGCCCTAGTTTGGTCTAACTGGGCGTTCTGAGCGTTAGCGCCAGCAGGGGTGGACGGTTGTAGGTCAGCCATCTGTGCTTGTGGTGGGGTATTAGAGCCTGGGCCTCCTTGTGGTCCTGGTGCTCCGCCAGGTGCTGCACCTGGAGTTGGCATTGCGCCTCCCCTAGCTGAATGTTCACCCATAATGTGCTGACCTATATTAGCCTGTACTGGCTGTGGTAGGGCATGGAAGGCTGGAGTCTCTGTAAAGTGGAGGTGTTCCATCGTATGAGCTTCGGTAGCACCATCAGTAGGAACCAGAGGTATACCAGTAGCCATGACATTATTCTCTTGGATTGCAAGACGAGCCCATTGGTCGTCTGTAAGACCTTTGCCACGCATCCAGTCTTTAGGGTCTTCATCATTAACTTTCAAGTACCTTTGGACTGCCTTATTAGGGTCAATAGTGGCTTGAAGTACTGGGTTAAGAGCAATTAAGCCGAACATCTCTGTAATCTTGGCCTGTTGTAGTGGCTTAGATAGGACTGGAGCTGGTGAAGCTGACATAGTAACATCAAAGTCGCCTTCCATGAACCTAGCCATCTTTGGGTCTAAGACAAATCCGCTGTTACCCTCAATCTCGGTAGTGTCTAGCGAATATCCACCATTTTCCTGTTTAACAGAATACTGATGACCTTGGACTTTAATAGTTCGATAGACTTTTTTGGCTAAAGCCTCACTGTCACCAGTTAGTCTTAGCACCCTAGCAGCAGGGTAGAAGAACTGGATATTGCTCCACTTCAGTCTACCTTGTCGGATAATATTATCCATCTCAGCCTGAATAGCGATAAGGTTGATACGCTTCTGGGCAGTTTCCTTCATAATAGCAGCTTCAGTAGCCGTAGAACCTGTAGGAACATTCTGGTTGTTATCAGAGATACCGTGAGCTCGTCGGATATCTTCTAGTAGCATCTCTTCTTCTTTGTAAGAAGAGGCATCGGTTGGACTAAAGTTGAGTTCTTTAATAACTTGGTCTAGGCTCATACCGTTAGTATTTACCTGAACAACATGGTTAGGGGCACTTCTTAGGTCTTCTTCGTCTATATCTACTAGGTCATTAGCTAAGAATACCTTATTACTATCAAGGTTCTTATTATCTAGGCGCAGTCGTCGTAGAGTAGCACGTTCTTCTGTTAGAGAGAAGATAACTCGTGGAATACCCATACCGTAGATACGGCCTGGAATCATATAGTGTCGGTAGACAGAGATGTTAAGTTCTTTGTGCTTGAAAGGAATTGGTCCCATTCTAACGAGAACATTGTTAGCTAGGACATCGTAAGAGTCAGTCTCTTTGTTGGTGTAGTGGAGGATTTCTACTTCATCATCTGATACGTCAATAGCCTGTTTAAAGAATAGCAAGTAGTTATTAAGTTGACCAGCAGCTTGAACTAGGTCCACGTTCTTAAAGCCTGATTTTTTGCCGTATCGTAACTTAAATGTCTTAATATCTAATACTTCACGCTCAATATCATCCCTAGCATCTTCCATTTTTCGAGCGCCTGGGTCGATATAGTTCATATGATTATCTACGAACTCAGTTATAGTATCATCATAGTCTACGATTTCTCGTTTCTTATAAACAATGTTCCCGTCTTTATCAAGAGAGTCTGGGTCCTGGACTGTTCGCTTCTCGTATCGGTATCGCTCCCTAACAAAAGCTGTACCCCTAATAGCGGCACAGTTCTTGGCCTGGTAAGTCTCAAAGTCATAACCAGTACGGTCCATCGAGTGTTTAAGGATATCGTTACAGAATTGCTCTTTAGCAAGGTCAGATGATTCTACCTGCTCAAGGTTAGGTCGGCTTCTACGCTCAATAATCTCTTGAGCACTAGATTGAATAGCTGCAAAAGCATCAGGCAATATCAAGTGAGAACGCCAGTCACCTTCTTCTCGGTCGGGCATCCACTGCATATAGGCTTTATCGCCATCTTCCCAGAACTTCTCTTCTTCTCGACGAATAGAGTCGTCACGCATTATCTGGAATCTATCGTAGATTCTACGTCGTGCTTCTCTATCTGCTTTTCCTGGGCTATATGTTTTCATTATATTCCTGTTACCAAACTACGTGGCTTAAATGATGTTCGTTTCTTCTCTTTATCGTTATGACGCTTATTTCTGGATGGTGGAGTAGCGATTTCTAGAATAGTTGCTAGTGCATCTATTATGTCATCGTTTGCACCTTTTGGGAAATGGGTCAACTCATATTCCAAGTCTTCTAATTGGCTACATTCTTCTACATGGAAGACTTTGCCATACTCATAATAAGGGGCTAGAGACCTAATTCTGGACTCTTTAGAACTAGAACGAGATTTGATTTCCTTGACTGGAAGCCAGATACCACGTTGTTTTTGTTCTGCATTTAACATATAACTTATATTGCTCTGAGTTGCAATAGTCTCTAGGGCTATCCGTCTAGGAGAGTACCTTTGATTCCAGTCAAACATAAGAGTTATGATACCAGCATAGTTCATTTTAGAGCGATGGATATTCCTGACATATAGGTTCCCGTCAGCGTCTAATCCTGCTAATACAAAAGCTGCATAATCCGAGTAGGGGCCTTCCATACTAGGGTCAATCGCAACACACCAGTTAATAGGTTTATCTTTTACTAAGTCCCATTGAATCTTCTTAAAGTACGAATGTTTGAAGGTAGCAGTAGCATCGTCAATAGGATTATTCATGTACTGCATACTAAAGATACTAGCGCCCTGGTCTCGGCGTTGTTCGTCTAAGAACTTTTTTGTCAATCTCTCTGGAAAGAACAGAGAGCCATCGTCCTCAACTGCCTTCCTAACCATAATGTTGTATGATACTCGCTGTCGAGTAAGTACATCGTTGTAAGCATCTTGGAAGTCCCACCTTGTTCCAAGAGTGATTTTAGGACTGCCAGGTTCTAGGAGCGAGTTAGCTAATTGCCTATGGTCTATGACCTGTTGGATTTGTTCTTTATTCGTAACATTCTTTTCAGAGTGAAGGTCATCTTCGATAATAAGGTCAAAGTGCATACCGTTAATTGAACGGTCTACCCCAGAACATGATACGGAAGCCTCTTTAGTAATTTTAGTCCTACAAGAAAGGTCAACAGCAGCATCAGTCCACCTAACGGATGAATCTTTTTTGTTGGAGTCTGGGAACTTACTGTAGATGTTTTTAAATACTGCCCTGAACTTAGGGTTACCCTCTAGGTGACCTTTAATCTCTGTCAAGAAGTTCTTTGCTTTTCCATAAGTCTCTGAGTCTATAAGGATACGGGCATCAGGGTCATTTAAGATATACTGTAGGGTAAGGCCAACTGTTATGATTGAAGACTTGAAAGTTCCTCGTGGCATCAGGATTAAAAGTTTATTCCTGTATGGGTCAAACTGGTCAGATAATACCTCGTCTATCCTCTCGCCAGTGTACCTTATTATAGGAGTGAAGTTTACCTTATCTTCTGGGTTGAACCCTGGGAGGATAGTCTTTGTAATCTCACAGATATCCCTATGAGTTTTCTCTTCTAGGATGAGTATAGCCTAAGATAGTCTTGCATAAAAAGAACAGGTCGGTTTTACACCGCTCTGCTATCTGAGATAGACCAACTATTCCTGCCTGTTCTATAGCCCTATCTAGGTCCATTTATTCTCCTTCGGTTGTGTCTTTTGCGTCTTCGCCTGCTTCTGTTGCAGTTTCATCTTCTACTGATTCAATCGTGAACTCAGCGCTTAATTTACCTTGGTTAAATTGGCTCTTATTGATTGAACTAACTTTAGCTTTAATCTCTAGAGTAACCTCTTGGTCAATCTTATAACTGTCAATGCTTTTCAGTTCTTTATCGCTCAAGTGCAGTGTAGGTTTCATATCTGAGACACCCATTGCCACTGCCATATCTTTTGAATTTGTCTTCACTTTTTTGCCCTCTTTTTTCCAGCCGTAGCCATACTTGTCATTTTTTTAGCACCATATTTCTTGCGTCCTTGAATAGCAGCAATAGCTTTCTTTTCTTTTAGTGGCATACCCTTTGGCATCTTAGCAATTACCTGAGCGAATCGCCCACCGCCACCTAACTTATTACTCTTTCCTTTGAATGTACCAGTTTTCTTGATTGCCATAATAACTCCTTATCATATAACCCTATCATCTTACCAATAATATTGCAACTGTCATTAGGGTACTAGGACCCCCTTCCCGTGCTAGAGAGAAATTAGGAGTATAGTCTTTTACTTATTACTTGAGACCTTTTGGCTTCCCGACCTACTAGGTAGTAACATCCGAACGCTTGTAAACACCGCAGAGACTAGGTTGACGTTGAGGGGTCAGTATATCAGAGCCTAGATTTAGCGCTACTTGCAATTCGTTCTAAGGAGTTTTAATCTGGCTCCGAACAGTTTTGTAAAAGAATGTACAAAAGACGCTTGACTTAATTTACGATGTATGTCAGTATAGACATGAATCTGGAAATTTACGTAAGGGGCCTGTAAAGGTCTCTTTTCTTTTGTGGCTAATTAATCTGGAGATTCACTAGTTGTATGAATACTAGCATCCATTGTTTTAAAAGTCAACCCTCTTTTTATAATCATTATGTGGATAACTCTGTTAATAAAGGTATTGACTTTATAATCAATCCGTGCTAGTATTAGAGGATAAATGGAGAACTAGTATATGTATAACAACAACTCAATAGATACTGGCACTTATGTAAGAACTGATTTAGGAAAAGGGAAACCTGATTCCCTAGGATATACAAAAGGCTCATCTAATCAAACTACCAAAGAGGAATCAGCCATACAGGGTGCACTCCATATTCAAACTCACCAGCTAGAGGTACTATTAAATCTTGTATATAAACTACAGGCACAACTAACCCCAGTAC